AAACGGCGGAGGCGGCGGCGGAGGCGGCGGCGGAGGCGGCGGAGGCGGCGGAAGCGGCTATACTACAACCACAGGATCAGAATATACTCCTGAAGGCGGTGCTTATTACGGAGTAGGTGTTGCTCCCCCACCAAAAAGTTTTACTCAAAAAGGCGGAAGAACTGAAGCACAAGCTCAAGAAACTAGAGACTTAGTAACAGCAGGAGCAGAAGGAAAACTTCCCGGATTAGCTTATCAAGATCCAACTAAAATAAAAAAAGTCACAGAAGATATGGACTTTACAGGCGAGTCGGCTGATGTAACTGCTGATGCAAAAGCAGGATATGCACGTGGTCAAGATAGATCTAAAGTACAAAAAGCACAGACTGATCTTGCTGACATGCCAGAAGAATTTGATCCGTCAAAAATTAGAGATGTAAAAACAGTAAGAGGACAAACTGCCCCTGTAGATAGAGTAGATGCCGAATGGGATCCTGACATGATTCAAAACATGGTAGATGCTACTCTTACTCAAGCAGGAACTGGAGAAAGATTTTCAGACGAGCAATTGACTAGAGGAATTGAACAACAAATACAATTTCCTGAAGATCCTAGAATGTACGCAGAGATTGTCAAGACTGCCGGAGTAGATACTCAAAGAACTTTAAGAGCTAATAGACAACTAAGAAGAGCAGGACTTACAGAAGAAGAATTAGAAACAATAGGTACAGATCCTGAAATTCTAGAAGCAGAACTTGCTAATTATTCTGAAGAACAAAGAGGAATGATTGGAAACCTACCTGACGAAGCGTTGGCTAGTGTTCAAATGAATAAACTTCTTGATGGAATTGAAGAAGGAGAAGTACCTGTTTGGGCAAGACCTGCGGTTTCGGCTGTTAATAATATTATGTCTGATAGAGGACTAAATATTTCTACAGTAGGTAGAGATGCTTTATTTAATGCTATAATACAATCTGCACAACCTCTTGCTATGGCTAATGCACAAAGCATTAAAGATGCGGCAATGCAACAAGTAGATGTTGAAGCACAAGCTTTTCGTCTTGATGCACAGAACGCACAACAAAGAGCAATAAACAATGCACAAACTGTTTTTCAAATGCAAGGCGCTCAGTTTACTGCGGATGTACAACGCTCTGCTAGTAATTCTAAATTTTTACAAACTACTAGTTTAACTGAAGTTAATAATGCTCAGCAAATGACAATGCAAGAAGCGCTTAGTTTAGCTAATTTAGATATGGCTAATTTAGATGCACGAACTAAATTAAAAGTAACTAATGCTCAAAGCTTTTTACAAAGAGATGTAGCTCAGTTAAATGCAGATCAACAATCTACAGTTATGGATGCTCAAATGAGACAACAATCTTTATTGAGTGATCAGTCTGCAATCAATGCGGCAAAACAATTTAATGCTACAACAGAACAACAAACTAATCAGTTTATGGAGACTTTAAAATCTCAAACAGATCAGTTTAATTCTTCTCAGTTTAATGCAATGCAACAGTTTAATGCAACACAAGCTAATCAAGCAGAAGCAATTAGAGTAAACAATATAGCAGAAGCCAGTCGTTTAAATGCTCAGCTTGTTTCTGATATAAATAAATTTAATCAACAGTCAGAATTTGCACAAGAACAGTTTAATGTACAACAAGCAAATGCTATTCTACAAAGTAACTACCAATGGCGTAGACAAGCAAATACAATTAATACTGCGGCACATAATGCAGTTAATCAACAGAATGCTCAGAATGCTTTAAACTTAAGTACTCAATCAATGGCATTTCTGTGGCAAGAGCTAAGAGATCAAATGGATTATTCTTTTAGATCTTGGGATAATGACCAACAACGAAGAGCTTCTCTTATGGTTGCGGCATTAGGAAACGAAGGTGCTTCCTACGAAGGAAAGAACTGGAATACTAACCTTACTGGTATGACAACTATAATGAATAACTTTTTAAATTAGGAGAGATCATGGGATTTTTAAGTAAAATATTTAAAGGCTTTAAAAAGCTAGTTAAGAAAGTAGCGAAAGGAATTAAGAAAGTAGCTAAGTTTATATTCAAGCCAATTAAAGCTGTACTTAAACCTTTAGCAAAAGTATTTGGAAAACTAGGACCGCTAGGGACCATTGCATTAGGCATAATGCTTCCGGGGATTGGGAGTATTATGGGATCATGGTTTAATGCGGCAGGAGGAGCTTTCCAAGGATTGTTTGCGCCGGGATCTTTTATGCATAATGCTATAGGTGCTATTGGTAGAGGCATCAATGCGGCAGGACGCGCTGTTAATTGGGTACATGATAATACTATTGGTAGAGTATTTGGAAAAGTTACTGATGTTATTAAAGGCGGAGTAAATAATTTAACTGGTGGAAAAACTGGAAGGTTTGGACAATGGGTAAAAGATTTTACAGGTAGAATTAAAGAAGGATGGAATAACTTTACTAAAAAATTATCATATAAAGGAGATGTATCTCTTCAAGATGGTGAATGGTTTGGAGGAGATGTAGTTCAAATAGATGAAATAGCTAAAACCAGTACACAAGTAGTAGGTGATATGACTGGTCCTGAAATTAGAGCAGGCATAAAAGAAAGTGCAGACTTTACAACTCAAAGACAAGAAGTATGGTCAGCAGACGAACTTAAGTTTGATGTTCCTGAAGTAACACTAGATCCAGAGTCTTTAAAACTTGATCCAGAAAGTCTTAAGCCTGAAATAAATATACCTCCGCCAAGTTTAGATGTATCTGGTGTAGGACATAAGTTTGGAGATCAATCAGATCCCGGCTTGTTTAGCGACTGGAGTAGTGATGAATCTCTTGTTAATAATCTTTCAAACGTAGCCGGACGTGCAACTGATAAACTTGCAAATATAAACTTAGGCGTAGGAACTACTGGTGACATTTATGATGCTTATGGTAAGTATCAACAAGGTGAAAACTTGTACTATACTTTATCTGGCGGACCAGATCCTATTAAACCTCGTATGCCCGGACAGGCTTCTTCTGGAATTTCAGGAGCTTTATTAAGCGGAGTAGATCAAGATACAATGGCTGATCCTTTGTACCAAATAGATACAACTCAATTTAGTAAAAATGATTCGGCAAGCTTTATTCAGAATAATGTATTAAAACAATTTGGAATGCCTAGTTCAGGATTGCCACAATTAGGATTACCAATGTTAGGTTGGGGATGGAACCTTGATCAACATATGGCAGAAACGTGGGGTTAATAATATGGAATTAAATAAAGATCAAATGATTGACCAAGAAGCTCTAAGAATGCGACCGCCTTTTGACGGTCCTGTGCCCGGACAATCTTTAACGAGGAATCCAGAAGGTGCGGCTCCTTACGAGCAGTCACCAGAAATGGTAGACTTAAGAGAAGCATCTCAAGCTATATTCTTAAGTTTATTAGAGCCTGTAATGTTTAGGCAAGTAACTAAATTAATGATTGAAGGTACAAGCATTGAAGACATTACTAAGATGTTATTGATTGGAGGATTATCTAAAGGAAAATTTAATCCTGATTTAATGGTCTTATTAATAGAACCAGTAATGTTAATGCTTATGGCGATTGCTGAAAAAGTAGGTATTAAGAATTTTAAAATGTATCGTGGAGAAGAAGAAGACGAGGCAGAAGAGCCTATGGATCCTGCGGCAGAAGAATGGGTTAAACGTCAAGTAGAAAAAGCACAAAGAGATGAGCTTAATAATTTAAACCCTAAAAAATTCTCAGACGTTAATGTAAGAAGAATAAGCGGAAGTCCTGTTGATCAAGAAATTATGGATAAGCTTGAGGCAATAGATGTAACAGAAATAAGAGAGAGCTTAATGGCTAGACCTGAACGCTCTGATAATAGTTTAATGGGGAGAGAATAATGCCAGAACAAACAGATATGGGTAACTTAATGGCTAATTGGGACACAATGTCTATGGAACAATTAGGCTCTTCTTTATTAGCTCGTAAAGGCGAAATGGCGGCGCGTGCGGCAAAGCAAAGAAAAAAAGATGACCGCGTAGCTATGGCTATGGGTGTTCTTATGGCAGGACAAACTATTTTTAAAAATGCTGTTGATAATCGTATTGAAGAAAACAATGCTATTGGTGCATTGAGACAAGGACAAGCAGACGTTAGACAAAGTCAAATACAAAAAATTGCTCCTTTATATAATCATATGCAAAATTTTAAAGGTGATACAGAGTATGCTAACTCTGACGAATTTATGGAGGCGTTTGCAAATAGTTCTGATTTTGATGCTTTTGTTAATGCATTAGGACCAGACATGGATGTTATGTTTAAAGATCACATAGAACTTGATACGAGTACAGGAACAGGAAGTGCTAGAACTGGTAGAAGACAACTTTCAAAAGGCATAGCAAAAAACATGTATGAAGGATGGGGTGATTTTGATAGTCAAATGCGAGGACTATTTACTATAGGCGCTGAGGAAGATTTATATTCAAGACTTACTGGTCTTAGTGCAGGAGATTTAGAAATTGTTTTAGCTAAAAGACTTGCAGATCAAAACAGACAACTTAAAAGAAGCGGAAGAATTACTAATGTTGTTGGTAATGTAAAAAACGTATTAGATTCTTTTGGATTGGCATATGATTATGATGAAGATAAACAAGAGCGTTTAGACGCATTACAAGCTCGTCTTGATGCAGGCGAACTAACAGAAGAAGATTATGCTTTAGCTCTTGAAAAAGAAAAAAAGAGAATAAATATCTTTAGAGAAATAAGCTATGAAAAAGAAGCTTGGGAAATAACTATGGATAGAGTTAGTCCTTACGCAACTATGAAAGAACTAGGTGATCAAATGAAAGCTAATCCTGCTTATGGTGATTGGACTGAAAAAGGAATGGCAGTAGACGATTGGAGCGGCGAAGGCGGACTAATTGATATGTACCTTGGTGACTTAGATAATTTATATAACAATAATTATCAGATGGGTTTAGAGAAAACATGGGGACTTGGTAGTGCTCCTATAATTGGTAACTTAAACGTCTTTAATGAAGTTGATCAGTTACAGGAAGAACTTAAAGGAAACATAGGTAAGCAATACTATGGCGGATATAAAAGAAGAATTGCAGGATTAATGGCAAGACTACAAGAAGATCAAGAGTTTAATAAAGCTATGTTTAATACAAGTACACCAATTAGAGATACTAATGAAATAGCTAGAAGAGCTACAGCATATGTTATTGGAGTATCTGCAAAACATAAAAGCGAAATTGTTGCCGCAGATCTACCCGGATCGGGTAAGCAAGGAATGAATTTTGAGCATTCTTTTGATACTGTAGATCGTACTATCTATGGTATGTTTAAAGTAGAAGATGGTCAGTTTATTGCTGAACAAGCTTTTTGGGATATGGATTTTGATCATTCTAGATTGGGAGCACTTGAAGAAGAGATAAAACATATAATGGGTAATCTTACAAACATAAGTGAACAAGATAGATTAACTCTTCAAAATAAATTAATAGAAGCAATAAATCCTGTTGAAAATTTTGGAGGACTTGCAACTGCTGAATTTAAAGCAACTATGAAAGATGCTTATGATATTGATTGGAACATGACTAATGCTGAAATTGTAGACAGCATTAATGCAATGGGAGATGATATAAGTTGGGAAGAAGCATATGAATTTTTCATGCAAAGACAACCGGACGTTATAAAAAAATCTCCTCCTTACCTCAGTAACCGTAAAACGATTGAGGATGATAGACCTAGAACACAGGATAGAGGTCAGCTTTCTACTCTTGAAGAACTTCAACCTGAGGAAGAAGACTACTTTTACGATCCTAGACGAATGGAAGACGAGCTTTACGGATTATAAAATATGACATCTAGTACAAAACAAGCATTTGACGCTTATATAGATCTTACTAGGAAACAAAGAGAAGGAGCACTCGCTCCTCAAGAAGAAGAGCCTTCTATTTCAGAAGCACTTGCAACTCTATATAATAATCAAAATAACAAAAGAACATCAGAAGAAGTACAATCTGATGTAGGTATTCCTTTGTCTCAACAAATTGTAGAAGAATCAACAGAGCCTGTTGAAGAAATAGATGAAGAATTAGAAGAAGCATATAACAGTCCTAAATATGTTGCGCCTGCTAAAACTAGACTTAGATATCCTAGAACAAAAGTAAGAGGTATTCCTATTGGAGGACCTGCTTTACCTGACTTTGGTTCTGGTAAAGGATATTCAATTTCTTCTTTAGAAAGGAACGCGGACTTTAATCGTGTTGCAGATAGGTTTTTTGAGAACATAGGTAAAGACGAAGATATTATTGAATACTTAAGAGATTCAGATTGGAATGTTGGAAGTGCAGGAACTCGTATGCTTGAGATGAAAGGATGGGACCAACAAACAAAAGAAGATTATATATGGCTAAAAGATAAATTTGATAGAGCAGAAGTAACAGGCGCAGGAGAATTCTTTGAAGCCTTTTGGGATATTGGTATAGACTTAGTACGAGATCCAGTTAATTTACTTACTCTGTTTACTGCTCCTGCAAGTCTTGGAGGTTCATTTGCGGCAAGAGCAGGAATGCAACAAGCAATGAAAGAAGCTACAAAAAGACTTTCATTATCTTTAGTTAAAGATCCGAAGACTAAAAAGAAACTAACTAAACAAGTTTATAAGAATGCTTTTAAAGAAGAACTAAAAGGAAACTATTGGAATGCTTTAGGTAAGCCTGCTGTGTTTGGTGTAGCAGAAGGAGCCGCCTTTACTGGTCCCCACGATTATTTTTTACAAGGACAAGAACAGCATTTAGGACTGAGAGAAAACATAGACGCTACTCGAGTTGCTCTTTCTGCCGGAATTGGTGGTGTTTTTGGAGGAACAGTCGGAGGAGCTATTGGTGCTAAGACAGCGTTAGGTCCTTACTATTCTAGAATGATGAAAGAATATTCAGACGAAGCACGTATTGTTAGACAAGTTAAAGAACAACAGAAAAAAGCTAGTCCAACTGGTCCAATGGATTCTGTAGGCGCAATGAGAGTAAAAGGATCAAAAGTATTAAGAGAAGATCTTGAAGAAGAAAATGAAATACTAAACTGGCTTATAAATAGAACAGACGATATAAAAGGATATGCTAGTAAAGCAGGACAACCTTTTAGAAAAGCAATAGGATATACTATTGGTCGCTCAACTTCTGTAGTAATGGATTATGCAAACAATTCTCCAACTCTTCAAAAGTTTCTTGAAGATATAAGATATGATTGGTATAAAAGAGTTACAAAAGATGTTGTTGAAGGAGTAGATATTCAAGCAGAAGGAGGAACTTTTGCAGAAATTTGGAATATGTTTAGATCTCCTTGGCAGTATTCTTTACAAAAATCTATGCAAAATGTAAGCAGAGCCGGAAGACAAAAAGGAAAAGGATTTTGGAGAAATGCAGAAAATATTTTAACTGATAAGTTAGATCCTAATAAACAAGGGATGGTAGTAGGTCTTGCATTACGTATAAGAAAACAAGCAGACGGCGGTTATGGTGATATTAATACTCGTGTTACTCAAAAAATAGAGGGTAAAGATGTTACAGTAATGGAGCCTATGATTGGAAAAGAAGTACAGTATGTAGGAGACGAAGGAGTTAATAAAACAATTCTTTTTGATGACATTGATACAGATTTAATAGATGCGGCTATGCAACTACAAGACCTGTCAAATACAATGTTTAAGGCTTTGGTTACGGAAGGTGTTCTTTTACCTGTACAACAAGTATTAAATTATTTTCCTAGAAAATTTCAACACGATAAAATTATTGCTGATCGTGCAAACTTTGAAAAAATTATTATAGATTCGCCACATGCAGATCCTTTAAGCTCAGCCTCATATCAAGCAGGCTATGTGTCATTATCAGATGCATATGATCCCCAACAATTTAGACATCTTATAGATCCTAAAACTAACAAACCTTTTAAAAAGATTTCGGAATTTAAAAGAGATGTTAGTATTCCTTCTCAAATAAATACACTAGAAGAATTATATAATTTTGCATATGCAGGAAAACTAGACAAGTCAGGATTGTTTCCTGATACAATTAAAAAACAAAAAGATGTTTTCTTAACAGCAGAATCAATGACAAGAGATCAAATAGCTTTTGGAAGAGATTTTGTACAAGAAGCTATGCAAAAGAATGGTGTAAAGAGTCCCGAAGAATTGTTTAAATTAAAAGAAACAAATACAGAACTTTATGATGCTATATGGTTAGATGCTAAAGAATTAAAAGCTACAAAAATTGTAGACGATATGTTAAGCTATGCTGACGATCCTTTTTTAAATCCTATGTATTTAGAAACAATAAATTATGGTCAATGGAGTGTCGCGCCTGCAAGTAATGTAATGTTTAGAGCAAAGCCGGGAGCAGGTTTTCAAAAATCAAGAGTGTTTAGTGAAATAGACGATTCTTTATTTGCTCCATATATAGACAATGATATTGTGAGAGTAATGTCAGACTATATTAACTCTTCATCTAGATCCATAGCTCGAACAAGAAAGTTTGGTAAGGGACCAGAAGATTTTAAAGACAATGTTTTATTAAAAATAAGAGACGAGCTTAGAGAAAATGGAGTAGATATTACTGAGTCTAATAAAGTTGTAAAATATGTTGAGAAAATGTATGGTGAAATGACAGGCATAGATACTTATAAAAGATGGACAGGTGCTTGGGGACATATATCAGATACACTTAAACTTTCACAACAGCTTGCTCACTTACCTTTAGCTACAATTTCAAGTTTAACAGAACCTTTCTTATTAGCCGGAAGAGTTGAATGGAAAGATTATCCACAAGCAGGTAAAGACTTTTTTAATGCCATGGGCAAAGGAATTAAAAAGGACATGGAAAGATGGGGACGTGCATGGAAAAAAGTTAAGGGAGAAGATGTAAAAGGCTTTAAAGATATTGACGATGCTGTTTGGGAAGAAGCATATAAAACAGGATTGGCAATGGAGCAAGCAGTTTTTCAAAGACTTGAAGGATTATATGGTGAAGCACCAAGCAGTAACCTAGCAAAAACAATTCAAAATACTTTCTTCCAAGCTAACTTACTTACTCAATGGACAGGTGCTGTACAGTTAGCGGCATTTACTACTGGTAAAAGAATGATTCTAGAAAGTTCTGAAAGACTTTATAATCATGCAACTGGAATTGCAAAATTAACAGACGAACAATTTAAATTAGAAACTAAAAAACTTTGGGAAGCAGGCATTGATGATAGAAAAGCAATGGCTTGGTATAAAAATTCTTTAGATGAAAATGGTAATTTTTCTGAAGCACTAGCAAAAAGTAATAAGCAAGTAAAAGGTCAACTTGCTGTTACAGGAAAATGGAAAAGAAGAAGCGATGAGTCTGCTATAGAAAAAGGAAATTTGTCAACGAAATCTAAAAAAAGAGGATGGGAAAGTACAAACTTATCATTCTATGAAAACCATTATGTTAGGGGAGCTACAAGATTTGCAAAAGAAATTATTCTTAATCCAAGTACTGTAGAAGCTAATAGACCTTTATGGTATGGCTCACCTGCCGGAACACTTCTTACTCAGTTTGCCGGATATCCTACTGCGTTTAATAATACAGTATTAAAACGAGTAGCAACAGAAGTATATCAAAACCCTGTACAAGCTACACCTCAAATTGTTGCAATGATGACAATGATGACAGGAGTTGCTACAATGATGAATGCTTTACGTAGTCAAGGAAGAAGTTTAGAAGACGAGCCAGAACAAATAGCATTGAAAGCTGTTCAAAGATGGGGAGGATTAGGACCTTTTGAATATCTTTATAGATATAATGTTAATGCCGGATATGGTAGTGGACAAATGGGTGCTTTACTTAAAGCTCCGGCAGGACCTATTGTACAAGACGTAGTTGATTCTGTTTTATATAGAAAAGGAATAGGACAAACTGTTGCCGCAAACCTTCCTTTGTCTGCCGCTTATCCAATGTTAATGGATGAAGAAGCAAAACAACAAATTAAAGATTATGGAAAAGCTTTTGATAAAGCAACTTGGGATCGTGTCTTTGGACCAGAGAAAAAACCTAAGAAACCTAAAAAAGGAGATCCTTCTCCTTATGCTAGAAAGTCTTTTAGATCGGGTTACAAAAGAAAAACATATGCAACTGGTGGTGAAGTAACAGATAGTGACCAAGATTATGTAAACTTTTTTACTAGAGAATTAAGGCACGAAGCACCAGTATTAAATGATGGTGCAATTATTCCTGAGTATGCAGAAGAAGAATTAAAAGACTTTTCAAAAGGAATAACTGAAACTGTATATAGAAAACTTGATAGCGATTTAGATGCTGAACATGTTGAAGACTTTATAATAACAAATAAAGTAGGCGTACATGCGCACACAAAAGATAACGGACAAGTTCCTTTTAAAGTAAGATTAAATAATCCATTAGATTTACGCGCAAGAAAAGTTGAAGACTTTAAAGGCGTAGAGTTTATGGAAGAGTTAAAGTCTAGAAAAGAATTACAAAATACAATTATTAAACATTCTAAATTTCCAAAAGTTTTAGCTCAAGGAAGAGTAGAAGAAGTTATAGATGATTATAATTTTATATTAAGAGAAATGTCAAGGCATTTTCCTGTTGAAAATAATGCTAGAGTTAAACTAGCTATGGATGTTAAGTTCAGTAGAGATCTTAGAAATCTATTTAATGAGTTAGGTTATGATAGTATTATTTACAATAACGAAGGAGAGAAGAGTGTAGTATTATTTGAGCCGGGACAAACTAGAAAGTTATCTGCTTCTCCTCAAAACGAAACCGAGATGTCAAGAGAAAAATATTTTGCAGGCGGTGCAATTTTATCGGCTCTTCTAAGAAATAGAAACAAAGAAGAGAGAAAAGTTAGAACTGTAGAAAGAGGAGACACTTTATCAAAAATCGCCGAAGAAGAAAAAGTAGATATTAATAGACTTATTAAAGAAAATAGTATTGAAGATCCTAATAAGATTACAAGAGGACAAAGACTTTTTATTCCTACAGGAAAAACAAGAAAAGAACCCCTCATTCCTACAAATATAAGACAGTTTGCTTATGATATTTTTGGAGGAAAAGAACCACTAACAGAGAAGAAATTACAAACTGATGAATTGAATGCATTAAGAGCCATTGTTAAAGAAAATGTAAGCAAAGGTAGAATGAATATTGGGTATGATGATTATAAAACTGAAGACTCAGGCAGAAGTGATATTGCGCAAAAAGGCAGAGAGTCTATGGGTAATTTAGAATTTATTGATAAACTAAGTAACCCTTACTATTCTTTAAAAACAACACTAGGTAAAAGTAGTATTCAAGTTAAAGATGATAATGTGTATGTCATAGATCAGTATGATTTTAGTGATCCAGATGATGCGCCAGATTCAGGTCGTAAGTTTATTCCAGATGCTTATAGAGCAGGCACAGATATATACAGACAAATGAGAAATATTGGAAGACACTTTGGAAGTGACACAGGAGAAGGCTCACCTGTTCGCATAAATTTAGGAAATAGAAAAGATTTTGGAATTTAATACTTGACGGATTTATTATACGATGCTATTATATACAGAAAGACAACTAGAAGAAGCTTATAAAATATATAGAACTCATCAAATTAAGAAAGACTTATCATTTATGAGTCTTGAAAACTTTAGAGCAATGTTTGAAGACATGGGTTTAAAACTAATGGAGGCTATGTTCAATGAAATTCAACATGATTAAAAATTTAGTAGGTGCGGTAGCTCCTACACTTGGCTCAGCACTTGGCGGTCCGTTAGGCGGACAAGCCGCAACAGTTATTGCAGGTGTGTTGGGATGTGGAACAAAGCCAAAAGAAATTGAGAAGGCTATGGCAGTAGCTACGCCTGAACAACTGGCAGAAGTTAAGAAAGCAGAATTAGAATTTGAAGCGCAAATGAAAGAACTAGATGTTGATATTTTTGCGCTAGAGACAGCAGATAAACAAGATGCGCGTAAGATGTTTGGTAGAGACTGGACACCACGCATTATGGGTATTGCTGTACTAGGCGGATTCTTAGGATATATCTTCCTAGTAACGCTACAGCCTCCTGAGCAAAATAGTGAGGCATTAATTAACTTAGTACTAGGTTATCTTGGTGGACTAGCAAGTGCTGTCATATCATTTTATTTTGGTGCAAGTAATAAGAAAGAGGATAAATGATGGAAAATTTAATCATTGGTTTATTCGCCGCAGGAATAGTGTATATTATATTCCGAAAACGTAAAGAAATAAAAGTAAAGACAGACGTTGTTTGGAAAAATATTTATAAGCCTAGACGTGGCGGAAAAGGTAAAAAATAATTACTCTTATTACAAAAGAATATCGTAAAGAATTACAGCAGTTACACAATGAAGACGAAGATTGGGGAACAGGTCCTCGAAACCATATTATTGTTTTATGTAATTTTTTATATGATAATAGTATAAAAAGATTTATAGACTATGGGTGCGGTAAAGGAGAGAACATGTCGTGGGTTCTTCCTGAATGGATGCAAGTTATAAACTACGATCCTGCTTTGCCTGAATGGTCTGCTGATCCTAGTCCTGAAGACTATTTAGTATGTACTGATGTATTAGAACATATTGAACCACAATTAATTGATAATGTTATAGATCATTTAGTTTCTAAATTTAAAAAGAAAGCATTTCTTGCTATTGATATGAAAGAATCAAAGAAGAGTTTACCTAGTGGAAGGAATGCACATTTAATTATAGAAGATGTACATTATTGGATTAAAAAATTTAGCGGTCATTGTAATATTAAAACAGTAAATAATGACCATATTTTATATTTAGAATTAACAAAGAGTAAAGAATGAGTATTATATTATTTTTAATAATTATCGGAATGATTATCATGTGGCATTGTGAGCCAAACTTGATGCGTGACATTGTTGCAAAAGGCAAAATGTATTACGATTTAGTAAAAAATAAAATGTCCGATATAAAGGCTTTATTTAAATCTAAGGGGTAACCTTTGTTTAAAGAAAGAAGTCCTCTCTAGCGCTCATATATGAGGTCTGAGAGGCATTAACGAAGCGTACTCTTGATGGGTATGTTTTTAATATTAATCTTGCTTATAATAAGGAGAAAATCATGGTCAGAAAAAATGACTTTTATGGGACAGTAGATTTTAGAGATCCCATATTTTCATCATTGTTTGTAGGATTTGATAGTCTATTTGATAACATCTCTCAGATGTCTCAAGGTTCAAAAAGTCTACCAAGTTATCCGCCTTACAATGTACTACAAGACGGAGATGATTTCATAATTGAAATTGCTCTTGCAGGAATAGCAAAAAAAGATCTTAACATAGAACTCCAAGAAAACACATTGTCAATTTCTTATGATTCTTCAAACGACATTGTTAATGATGTTATCGAAGAGAATAAGATACTGCACAAAGGAATAGCACAGCGTTCTTTTAAAAGACAATTTACTTTATCAGAAGATATTGTAGTTGAGGGTGCTAGTTTTAAGGACGGAATGTTAAATATCTTTTTGAAAAAAGTTCTTCCTGAAGAAAAGAAACCAAAACAAATTAAAATTAAATAGTGACAACGTGGAAAAGAACGACCATAGAAAATGGGTACATATTAATAAAGAGGAGCTTGTAACATTGACAAGCGACTTATATAGATATCGCTTAATGTTCCGAGTCCTTTTTGCCTATTTAATATTCGATGTTCTTATACACTTTGATTTGCTAACTTAATTTTTTATACTACTAAAGAGGGGGCAGTATGAAACAAAAACTTTTATTAGGAGCATTGTTCATATCTGCTCTTTTCTTTGGTAATCCTGTTGTTGCCGATACACAAACTGGAACCTGTACCGCAGGCTCAGAGTATTGTGAAGCTAATTCGTTAAATACTACTAATAGTACAACGACTACTAATACCAATACCAACACAAACACCAATACTAATACCAACACCAACACAAATACTAATAGTAATACAAACGTAAATACTACTACGACTACTGGTACTAATACAAATACTAATACAAATAATAATACGAACACTAGTACAAATAATAATACAAATACCAGTACTTCGACAGCTACCAATACTAATAACAATACAAATGTTAATACAAATACAAATGCTAATACGAATGTAAATACTAATAATTCTACTAGTACTTCCAATGTTACTAGTAATTCTACTAATACTAATAATAACAACAACAATAATGTAAATACATCTACTAGTAATAGTACAAGCAATAACACAAACAATAATAATAATACTAATAACAGTACTAGTAATAATACAAATACGAATACTAATGTAAATCAAAGTACATCTGATTCAACTGTTACTACAGATAATACAAACAATAACAACAATACTAATACTAGTACATCCGACAACACTAATAGAAATATAAATGAGAGCAAGTCTGAACAGGTTATCACGCAAAATATCAATCAGAAAGCGCCGCCTGCTTCTGCGATTGCTCCTTCTATTATGAGTTATAGCCAAGACCTGTGTACAACCGGAGTAAGCGGTGCGTTTCAAGGACAGGTGTTTGGATTATCAGGAGGAAAAGCAGTTCGTGATGAGAATTGTGAGCGTTTAAAACTTTCTAAATATCTATATGATACTGGCATGAAAATAGCGGCAGTCGGAATACTTTGCCAAGATCCTAGAGTTTTTAAAGCAATGCACATGGCAGGAACTCCTTGTCCTTACGAAGGCATGATAGGAGAAGAAGCTAAGACTGCATGGAGACAGAATCCTGAAGATAGACCAGACTATGAAGAAGCTAAAGATAGATACGTTAAAAGATGTAAAGCCGAAAAGACAGAAGGTAAGGTAAAGAAATCAAGGCTCACTTGTGTTAGAGAATTTAAAAACCAAACTTAGTTTATTTATAGGTTCTCTTTTATTATCCTTTAATCTAAGTGCTAATGAATGGACCACAGGAACCAATAGTATTCTCGATCTGAGAAACTATACCGAAACTACTCAATATAATTTAGGCGATGACAGTCGATCGGGTGCGGTCGGCATAGGATTTGATTTTGATTTTTACAACCAGACATACACCCAAGGCTATATTTCTACTAATGGTTGTTTTTCTTTCACCACAGCGTATTGCAACGACTATACACCTGATCCCTTACCTGACACGAATCATACCATCTATCCTTTTTGGACTGATCTTATAAGAGATAACGGATCTAAAATACTTTCTAAAAAATTTGAGGTTGATGGTGCAAATGATTACTTTGTTGTTGGATGGTACAATCTTCGTGAGTATAACCGATCATCTGATAACACCTTTGAATTACTTCTTTATGAAAATAATTCAGCCATAGAATTTCGATATGGCGATTTAGATATTATAAATCACGATGTACTTATAGGACTTCAAGGGACAAGTACAGAGTATACACAATATTTATTCCACGATGAATGTAATACAGGAACTACAAATGTGGCAGGAACCTGTGTTAATACTAACTGGAATAATAGTAACTTTAATACTCTACTAGAAAATAAATCTTTATCTTATAGTAATCAATGCGCCATCAATCCTCTTAGTAGTACTGAATGTGCAGGCTATCAAGTAGCATACTTCACTCAGCAATGTGGTTTGAATCCTTTGTATGATAATGCTTGCGTTGGATACTGGCAGGCATTTGATGATCAGCAATGTGACTTAGATCCACAGTACGCACCTTTCTGTCCGGGATATACACAAGAGCAATCGGTAGCTTATTTTATAGCTGATGATTTTGATTATGGCTATGAAGAAGAGTACGACTATGGGTACGTAGAGGAAGAATATTTTTGGGAAGAGCCTCCTGAATATATAGAAGAGTTTTATGTAGAAGAATTTTATGAAGAGTTCTTGCCTGTAATGCTTGAAGAATATTCTGATGCACCAATTTGGCTAGCTCCTTCCGAAGAATTTATTCCTTTTGAAGAACTAGTATATATGGTAGAGGAAGAACTTCCTGAAAGTATGGAAGACTTACCAATCTTTGAAGAAGAAATGTTAGATTCTATATTAGACTTTGAAGAATATGATTTAAGTTACATGGCTCAAGCTCATCCGTCTCAGGGAATAGGAAGAGAAGCTCTTATAGAAGAAGCAGAAAGATTAATTTTAAGAGAAGCTCCTATAGACGAACCCATAGAAGAAGCTATAGAGTTTGAAAGCATTGAAGAATTAGAAGAACAACTAGAAGAGTTTGAAGAATTAGAAGAAGAGATAGAAGAATTAGAAGAAGAGATAGAAGAAGAAGAACTTGAAGAAGATGAAAAAGAAAATAAGATCGAGCAACAATTAAAAGTAGTACAAGGCACAATGCTTACCGCAATTAATAGTGTTAGTGGCACAACCGCAGGGACTTCCTTGCACTCCACAGGCACTTCGAGGGCATCAGGCGGCACATCCTCTAGCACAACAACATCAGCAAGTGTGTCTGGTTCTACTGGTAGCGGAATATCTTTTTCAAGTTCGCCTTCTATCTCTGCACAAATTGTTAGTTCTGCGGTACAGACACAACAAGTATTAACAATGAGTTCTGCTGTAGATACTGGTGCACAATCTTCAATGGGAGCTACGTCAGAAGCGACAACAGTAGCCAGTATGGACACAGGAACTTCAGAGGTTATGACGACAGAAACAGCCAGTACAACTGTAGATACTTCTGTTGCAAGCACAGAAAGCACAGAGACTGCTGTAGTAGAAACTTCAGAACAACCAACACAAACTGTTGCACAGAATATAAAACAACAGCAACAAGAAATGGAAGAACAGCAATCTGAGACAGGAGAATACGCAGACTCTTCTGAATTAATTGCTATCATGGGAACTGTAGAAGGATTTGATGTATATAGAACAGCATCAATGCCTCCTCAACCTACATGGTATGAGCCAAAAGATATTTATGCGAGCGCAGTATTGCCTGATAATGTTAGAGCATTTGCAGGTTTAGCTTCTGCAAGTATAAATCAATTAACAAATATGAGAAACTTACAACCAAACTTAGACGGAGGAAATCATGGAATGGTTAAATAATAGACTTGGACAAATTATTGCAGGCGTTACAGTAGCAGGAACATTAGCAGGTTTCGGCTATGAAGGCGCTCAAACAATTAACAGGATTGATAATATAGAAAGTGCAACGAATGAATACATAACTGCTGTAGATGGAATGGCAGATACAATGGTTGAGCTAGAAAAGAAAATGGCAGTCATTGATGAACAATTAAAATCTTTAGATGTTCCTGATATAGGAGCAATTGAAAAAGATATAGTAGCTTTGAAAGCACATGGACATCCTGCACAAGCGATGCCTGATCTATCAGGAATTAAAGAAGATATAGCAGTTCTTAAAACAACTGTTGAATCTTTAAAGAATAAAGACGCTAATCCTTTAGCTAATTAATTATGGCTATGTCTGTTTATGTCTTTGGCAAAATCAGGCACAGGTAAATCTTCTTCTTTAAAGTCAGATAGTTTAATCCATTTAATCTTGCCTTCTTTTTCTAATTGAAGGGCATGATCTCTTTCAACAGTAATTCCGGTGTGTGGGTTGTCTGTTTCAATAGGAGTATCTAAGCGTGGCTTATGCCAACTATGCGGTCTTCCTGATCCTACCTTATTTGAATAGGTCTTAGCAAAGAAATCAAAACCTATTAGTGTAAGGCTTTTATAAGCAGGAAGTTTTCTTGTGAAAAAAAGAAGGGAGATAAAACCTTGGGAAGGTCTGGGTGAGTGCAGATCAGGATCTGTAAAATTAAACTCTTTATAAATCTGATCTAGTTCTTTATCCGAATACATATTAACATGTGGGAAATTTGGAAGCTTGTTTTGTTTTATTTCTTTATCTAAATAAATTCTACTTCTATTAAACAATCTGACTTGGGCATCAGAAAATTTCATAAACATATGTCTTCTTAATATTCCAGTCTGCCAAATATCTGTGCGCTTTCCTATAGCATGTTCTATTGCAGGTGTTGGGAATCCTTTACCAAATCTTACAATCGTATCATAAGAGTCTATTAGTTCTCCGTTATTGTATTGCAGAATCTCTACTGAGTTTCCTACAAGAATAACATCTTTATTTATTACTAAATTTTTTAGCGCGTTTTGCATTTTGGATCTGTTTATAATTAGCAGGATGCTGAATAGTTATATCTGGAACATCTAAATCAGAATTGATAATAGATTCAATAGTGTCTGCTACGTCTTGATAAGAGATACTTGGTAATGTTCTGTGTCGCATTAATCCTAAATTAAGAGTAGATACTTTACAAACCTTATTAGAATTGTATACAATGTTATTTGTATAATGATTCAATGCGGCTTTCTGAGAAGCATAGAGATAACCTTTAGATATATTAGGCTGAGAAGCTCTTGAAGAAATATTAATTATGTGCTTGTCTGTTTGCTTACGCCATTTATTAAAATATAAATCTAATAATTCAACCTGTTTAAAATCTTTATGTTCACAGTTAATGAGTATGTTATCTTCTACTGGTTCTTCCAGTAATTTATAAACGCTATAATACTTAGCGTCTTTAAAGTATTTACTTAGGTATACTGCTAGTCCGTATGTTCCTGATATTATCATATGTTATTCATAATTAAATCAAAAGATTTTTTTCCAAACAACGTACCATCAACACTACATTTATTACAAGGAGACATCTCTCTGTTTCCTTTAGCTAGTTTGCGTCTGATTTTATTCATAGGCTTACTAAACCAAACATCTTCTAGGGTTTGTTGTTGTAAGTTTCCAACTATATGTTCTCTTCCCCAATCATTAGAGCAGAAAAGAACATCCCCATTCCAGTCAACAAACATTTTATAGAACGGATAGTGGCATGGTTTTCCTTTCAATGCTTCTACCTCACTCTTATCAATACCAATCCAATCAATAGTTCCGCTACGATTGTTAAGAAACAATCCATAATCTTCTTCGCTATAGTGCATTCTATATTTATATTTGGAGCCATCAAAATGTTTCATTTGATCTTGAAAGATTTTTATTTGTTCTATGCCATCATATAAATTTATATAAAGCAAGTCGAGTCCGCTATTAAATAATCTTTTAGCATAGTCTGTTGTAAGTTTGTCTCCGTTTGTATTACATTCAAGAGTAGCGTCTGGTAAGTATAGGCGGAAACGAAATATAATTTCAGGGAATTTAGGATTAAGAAAATTTTCTCCGAACCCACTAAAAGAAATCTTTCCTTTATAATTATTTCTTCCTAGTTCTTTTGCAATAGCTTCTGCACCTTTGGGTGTCATGTGTAAGTTTCTATTTGGAAATACTTCTGGGTCGTGTCGGGGACAAAAGACACAGGTACGATTACAAAGTTCTGTGGTGTTTACTTCCACAGTAAGAATAGAGTCAAGAGGTTTTACTTCTTTAATTTTATTAAAGTGTTTTTCTTCTTGCTTTTTTCTGTGTTCGAGAAAACTTATTTTATTGTGTTGTGTACTCTGAGCCATTCTTCTGCGTAATCTACATTTGTATAATCTTTTAACCAAGGACCGCCATCTGTAAAGTGTACGGCTCTAGGTATCCTTGTATAAGGAAGATCTTTAAAATTATAATAACCTACTAGCATGTTGTATGCAACAGGAAGTTCTCCTATTTGATCATCACTATCTAACCATTTAAATCCATGCAGGTTTCCTGCTTCTGTTGTACTAACATAATCAATATTTAATCGTTTACATTTTTCATTATTAAAGTACATAAGACTTGACCAATACTTTTTATCGTAAGGTCTATTTGTTTTATCCATCATCTTACCATGAGGACGTGTAACTAATTGAGGATGCTTAACTACATGGACTGCATGGTCATCTTCACAACATATGCTTGCGTAATCAGCAATCTCTTCAGGATCACAGCGCCAAAGAAAATCAACATCACAAAATAAAGCATGACCTTTAAAGTTGCAGAGGTGAGGAACGAGGAAACGAGTGAACGCAAAGTCTGTAGACTCTCCTTGAACTGGTCGGTAATACATCTTAGCATTTTCTAAATCTTTTTTTATCAATGGTATAATTTCATGTTTGTTATTCGATCTATTTTCAATAGAGCGTTTACAAACTTCATAAACTTCGGGGTAATAAGAATCGTAACCTATAAAAATTTTCATTCTTCTTTTTCCTTTTCTTCCATTCCTTTATTTAAAATATCTAAGATTTGCTTTTGATCTTCAATAGGTAAAGACCAAAAGAATCCTAGTATGTCTACGATTTTAGAGTCGTCACTCTTTTCAGGGGGTGAAGTCATAGTATCTCCTGTCTAATGGTTTTTTATTTCCTTCTCCTAAAGGAATCGAAATAGATATTCTCGGTCCTTGAGGAATTGCTTTGTGATAAAGTCCAGTAGGTATATAAATCATATCTCCTACTGTCAATGTTTCATCATATCTTAATTGCATTTCTTTTTCTTGTTGTGCTGTTAAATTAGCAGGAGCATTCTTTCCTGCAAATACTCTATAAACTTTCCATCTTACTTTTCCTATGGCATGGACAAGAAAGTTATTATCACTATCTCTATGACAAGGGAATGTTAAAGCATTCTTAATTGGTGAACAATATAAATGTGCGTCCGCCGCACTACCTTCAAACTGTCGCTCAACCGCACCGGAAAGAGCAGACATAGCAGGACTTATTAAAGATGCTTTAGTTAATATAATACTACATCCTTGATTCCAGAGTTCGTGTATATATTTTTTATCAAAGTAATCTATCCTAGACCAACTAGGTTTCCTGCCTTTATATGCGTTATTTTTTTCCATGCAAAGCTTTCCTTCAGGTGTAATTATTTGAAGTCCTGATACTGCTCTATCATTATGTATATAATCAGAAAGCTTTTCCCAAGTTATTATCTGGCTCATAATATCTTTGCGCATATCATTTGCTTTCACTATGAGAGGTTGTTTATTTTTATAATTACCTATAAACTCATCAACTGATAGGGGATGTATTAAGTCTGCAAAACTTATATCATACATCCTTATATACCTTAGCGTCTAGTTCTATTTCTAATTTATTATGTATCTTATAAAATTCTTCTTTTGCTACACGAGTAATTGTTTGTAGTGTAGAATATGTAATTGGATTTAATTTAGATTCTATCACAGAGATGTCTGCAATACTTTGCTCAGTTGTAATTTTACCTTTAGGATCAATAAGAACACTATAGCTTATTACGT